GTAGTAGAGCCTGATACCGCTGATCCTGTGGTGGTGTTGGTAGTGGCAGTTGATGTGGATGTTACAACCGTGCCCGAAGCCGCAAGTTGATTGGCTCCCAAAGCACTTATGATTGTGACATCATCAACGGTGGCCCCACTGATGAAAATCTCGTCTGCCGCTGAGTCTATCTGGAACAGAGACCCAAAACCCTGTCCTAATTGGTTTGGAACAATCACTGCTGTCAGTAGATCTGGTGCAAGTTGATTGTGAATATAAGCGGCTAGTTCCGTGAAATAGAAGGTGTCTCCGAAATCCCAGTTGTCCAAAGCGAAAAACTCGTTTATGGCGGCTATCACTCTGGTCTTGATCACAGCATCTGTCACGTTAGTTTTTGAGTTCTTCACAACCTTGAAAGTGGCCTGTAGTTCCTCGTCGGCATTGGTGCCGAACAGTATCTTGTACTTGACCGGATGATATACGATCTGGTCTGACAGAGACTTCAAAGGATTCAACACGCCCGAGTAGTTGATCCTCAACTGGTCTGATGTTGAAGGAGTTGGTTTGGCACCACCTTCCTGTAACCATATCCTGTAAAGATTGTCATAGGTTCTTTCCAATAGATATACATCAACGATGTTGGACACACTGGGATCAATCCTGGTCTCCTGTCCTGCGTTGTGTTTGTACTGGAAAAGCAGAGAACTCCTACCAAGTCTGGCCAGATAATCAGTGGTTGTGGTTAGAATGTTTGTAGAGGAACTGTATTTTTTAATGACATCCTCGTTGTCAGAATAGAAATAAAACAACTGTCCATCCGAATAGGTCGAAACATTCAGGTCAATGTCTGACTCATTTTCAGTTACTATAAAATTAGTTGCCGCATAAGGTCTGTATCTTTCAATGTTATCGTAAGACGAATATTTCTCAAAAAAAACAAACTTCGTAGATTTAGATAAAGTTGGTTCAACTATAATATCAAACAGCTCTGGATTATCAACCACACCATCATCATCGTTGTCATAGAATCCCACCTTAATTTTTCTGTTATCCTGAAACCCGTCGGACTCTGTTACTGTGTCGGTCACCTGCCAGATTATAGGATATCCGACACTGTTACCTGTTGACACTATGCTGTTTGTTTTTAAAATTTTGACCGTATCTTTTACACTCTTTCCTAAACGATAATCATAAATTTTTTCCTGAGTGTCAAAATGGAACTTATTTTGTGACTCTGATTCAAATATGTAATCTAATTTCCTATATATTATAGTGTATGTGTTACCATCATTAGTAAACTTGAACCACCAACCGGCATCTGCGTTGGTACCTGTTGTATCACCAGCAGTTGTTAAATTAAATATAGAACTTGCACTCAAATTTGTCGAAGTTATCACTTTCCAAGTTTCCGTGTTTACATCATATCTCAAACCAAATTCCTCATATGCCGTAATTCTATCTATAATATCTGTTTTCAAAGTGGATGAAAATGTTGTTGTGAAATTTGGTATTATGCCATTAATCACTGAACCGTGTGGTATAACATTACTCAACGTAACAGGTCCGACTCCTGACTCGAGATTACCCAATCCTCCATTAGCTCCATCGCCTACAACTCCTCCTATTTTAGCCCATGCCCTATCCTCTGAGTTGTCGGTCGTTGATGTGACTAATTTACCGTTTAGGAATTTCCTAGTATCTGGTGAGGTGAATTTTACCAAAGCACCTGTCTTGGCAAACTTCATGTTTGAAGTAGCAAAATCACCTATTGCCAATGCGCCACCTGATGTGAAGTAACCGGTGTTGGTGTTTGTTGATGTTGTTGTTGAATTCCATGTGGCTGTAAGTGTGCTCACATCTTGTATACCATATTTTAAATAAAAAAAGTGTCTTGAATAATATTGTTTTAATTTAGCTTCCACGGAATTGTCTAATATGTTTTGAATATCACTTCTATTATTGAAATTGAAAGTAAATTGTTGTGTTGATTCTTCTTGGTATACTATACCATCTTCGGCAAATACAGAAACATTAGAGTATGCTCCGGTTGGATCTAGGATCTCTTTGGCCCTCGAAATTCCTGATGCGCTTCGATTTACAGATCTTACCTTGACTATCTCCTGAGAGGCCGATAGAGGCACTACTTGGTAGTCCTCCGCTGTGATCATTCTGTTCTGCGAATAATAAATCTGTGGTGCCTTTTCTCTGATGCTGTCGTTCGACTCCGTTGCCGCGGCGTTGTACACGCTGGACTTGAGACTCATTGTAATGGTCAATGTCTGTTGCGCACCGTTGACATCTACATAAGGCACCGCAACCTGTATGTTCTGCATGTCGGCGGGTTGAATCGCATATTTGGCATTGTCACTGATCCTGTGGTATGTCCTGAAAGATCCCAGTGGTATGTTGGAGAAATTGCCATCTCCGAAAACTAGATCGATCGCATCGTTATTTTTAGTTACAACGTTATAAATGTTTCGTTCATTAGATGACAATGAGTTGTAAATGGCATTGTTACCTGTGAGGTTAGGTACTTTTTTCCATTTTTCAATTACCTGACCAAACTGGTCAAGTTTGTACAGCCAAACGTCCGTATCATTAATGTTAGTTACGGCTATATTCCTAACATAATTTGTTACCGCTGTATCCACAACGAAATCTGCATACTGCATGGTTCCTTGTTTGAACAAAAAGAAAAATCCTGTGTTGTTGCTACCATCTCCAGAGCCGTCTGTCCTATAGAGATATGTCAACCCACTGCCTGGTATGGGATCTGATTCATAAATCGATTCTGAATTGTTCATAGTACCAGGAACTATCTCGAATTGTCTGGTCACTCCACCTACTGCTTTGCTATATTTGAATATTGGTAGGTCCAGCTGGTTAGAACTCAGCGTGTATACTTCCGTACCGATACCTCCTATGGTGGACGATTCTCGTGGATTACCAAACAACTGTCCGGTCTGATTGGCCGCATTAAGTATTGTGGTAAACTGTTCTCTGTAATTGGAGTTAGCAGAATCATTCCATACTATAGTTTGTGTCGCAAGATTTGTTCCCGTGGAATCCCTAACATCCTGCGTGGTGGATATAGAATCTATCTTGAGAAGACCTGTTGCCGGTTTGTTTCTCTTAGCGTTGTAGTTGATCAGCCTGGCTAATCTAAGGATTGAGTTTCTCCTCTCTGCGGTCTCCAGGAAGTTCTCCCTGGCGTTGAGATCAACCCTGAATGATAACGCCTGTGCGATGTAGGCGATAAGATCAATGAGGGCGACGTACTCGGAACTCTCGACGAAGTCATTGAAATCGTCTGGGTAGTTCTCCCTGATGTAGGCCACCATGGTCCTACGCAGTGTCTCGAAGTCGTAACTTTTGAAATCGGCCTGTTGGAAGGCCTGATAGATCTTGCGCCAATCCTCGGCTACCAGTAATCTGTTCTGTCTGTCTGTTGTGGCCATTGTATATACAACGGTATTTATATGCGAGGAAATGTGCGTATATTAAGATAGACGCAGAAGTGAGTTCTCGTCAAAGTTGAACCTTAGTTTCTCTGTGATGTTCAGGGGCACATATGTTATAGTGGCCTGTATGGCTATGCCCTTATCCGCTTCCGTGACCAGTATCTCCTGGGTGCTTATCCTGGGATCAGCGTTGAGATTCGCTGTGACATCCTCCACTATGGCCTCCTTCAGAGACTCCGTCAATGGTTCAAATATGGCATCATATATTATGGTCCCGAATTCCGGATTCTCCACTCTCTCTCCCTTGCGCACAGAGAGCCTGTTGATCAGGTCCTGCTTGGCCACCTCGAAGTCATACAGTTTGAAGTTCTGCCTGTCCGCGCGGCTACTGAAACCTTTGAAGGTCACCGTCTTGTTTGTAAGGTCTATGTTGTCGTTTTCTGCCATCAGTTCAATCTCCTGAATTCCACGTCGACCTTGCTGTAGTCAACCATGTAGAATCCCGTGCTGGTCATGGTGCTCGCCCATGGCACCTCCTGTGCCATCACGCCCTGCCACGTGCCCGGCACGTGCTTGTATTTAAACTCGTAGATGTTGATCCCCTGTGCGGATCTGCCAACAAATCGTATGTCTTCCTTCAGTCTCTCATCACTGAAGAAACTGCCGATGGCACTGACCACACTGCCGACGGATCCTCCACCTAGGAATGACGGCAATGACATGCTCCCTATCTTGGCGCCCAGGTTAGTGAACGCGCCGGCCTTGATGCCCTGTGCCCCCAACTCCCTGGCGGTGTTGCCGGCCAGTCCTTGAAGGAATCCCTTGGCCTGTGAGGCCACCGCGGTGATGGCCGTCTGTTGGATCGTGGAGGTCACCTGTCCTGCCACCACGTTCTTGAACACGTTGGTGGTGGCCTTGAGGTCACCTATCGATGCTATGTTGCCTATGTTGATCGTGCCCGCGAACCCGGATATGTCTATGCCACCGATGCTGGTGGGCAGTCCCGATCTTTCATATATGGTGTTGCCGAACTTGTCCACCCCTATGGCCTTCTTGCTGAGGTTGCCGGTCTTGAGTGCGTTGAACGCCTTGTCCGCCACGCTCTGAACTACGTTGGCCCCCACGTCTGTGGCGAAGCCCTTGAAATCTCCTGACAGTATCTTGCTGGTGTCACCCAGGGCGAACAGTTCCCCCGCCTGGTTCACGAACACGCTGTCCTTGAACATTTCCGCCACCTTGGATCCGGTCACTGTGTCGATGACCTGGTCCGCCAGTTTCTTGGTCTGGTTGGTGATCACCTGGTTTATGTCGTCAGACACGTCGAAGCCCTTGAACTTGTTGCTGATGCTGTCCTTGATGTCCCATTTCACTTTGCTTTCATTTATGCCGAATAGGTTGTCGAAATTACTGCCTAAATCCCCCAGTATCTTCCTGGCCTTGGCCGGGTCCGTTGAAGTGCCTATCTGTTCCCTGACGTGCCTCTCCGCTATCGCCTGGAACTGGCCGTTCCTGATGTTCGGGTTCGAATTCAGTAGGTTTTGGTATTCCGTGTACTCCACCGTGCCTGGGGTGCTGGCCAGCCTATACCACTGTTTCTTGTTGTCCGCGCCTCCCGTGGGCAGTGCGCCCACCGAGGAGAATCCCTGGAACCTCGGCATGGGCTCGTGTGTGACGAACCTGTGCACCGTGGTCTTGGTCTGTCTGGTGAAGGGTCTCAAAGGTTTGGTGCCTTTGCTGGCAAGTTCCACGTCGCCCTCTAGCCTAGGTGTCATTCCTGTTTCATCCGTGGTCATCCACTTTGGTCCCCAGGTGTCACTGGCTGACGTCGAGTTGAAGTGTACCTGTGCGCCCGCTAGGTGTATGGCGCCCGAGGCACCATGTAACTGTTGTCCTCCAGAGTAAGACGTGATTCCTTTGTTACCATAGTGTTGTATAACACCGTCCTGTGATGACACAAAAACTCCCTTGTCGCCCATGGTCTGATGGTAATCGGTTGACTGTATTATCTGGCCGGGAATCTTTGGAATTTTTACATCATTGGTTGTCTTGAGTCCCTTTTGTACGGCCACATCACTCTCCTTGTATTTCACCTCATCGGTGCCCGATGCTGACATACGTATCGATTGGCCAGCGTGTAAATTTATATTGGTATCCGAGTGCAGATTGAAGTCACCCTCAGTACGCATGTTGATACCGCCCACACCCGAGTAAACATCGATCCTACCTTCCTTGTTCATCTCTATCCAGGCGTTGCCTGACGCGTTGGCTATGTACACCACCCCTTGGGTGTCGTGCATCAGAAGTTGATGTCCCGAAGAGGTCCTCATCCTGACCAACTGGTTGGTGCCGTCCCTGGCGCCATCGTCCATGACGAAACTGTGTCCATGATCACGATCCACGCTCACCGGTGAGTTGTTCAAACCTATGTTGGGCTTGTTGGAATCTGGTTTTATCCTGCCTGGCGTGCTGATGCCGAACACCGCGCTGGGAGATTCCCTGCGGGCGCTACTGGTGGTGGTCCCCCTGTACCTGTCAGCGATCAGTCCCTGGCTCATGAGCTGTGCCGCCAGTCTGTCATTGATCGGGAATTTCTGTTGATCCAGCGTGTCCGCTTCTATGCCCCTGTTCTTCTCTCCCGTTGGCAGGATGTCCGTGCCGTATGTGTCCAGTTTGCTTTCGCTGACGTCTCCGCCATTGCTGGGCATGGCCGTGTCTGGGCTGGCCGCGTGTCCGGGTATCTGTGCGTTGGTGTAGGGCTCCTGCACACACCCCATCCAGAAGGCGTTGTATCTGTCCTGTTGTCCTTTCGCGAATATGACCAGGACCGTGGTGTCCACGTCCGGTGGCACCGCCCACATTCCATAACTGGTCTGACTGGCCGTGTATGTGTATGGATCGGTCTTGCTCACGCTCTGCAGTGGTTTGACACCATAGAAGGGTGATAGGTACTGGCACCATATGATCTGCTCCGGTGATGGGTCCGTGGTGCCCGTCAGCGCCGGTATGTTCACACCCAACCTGCCCATCCTGGTGGGATCGTTGGGGAACTTGACTGTTGCCAGGTACGGACCGGGGTCCTTGTCCAGGTACTTCTGGTCGAAGTACTTCTGGTTGTTCAACGAATCTGTGAATCCCCTCTGATCTTTATACATTGACATACTTTAATTTATCCTATTTGAAATTGTCCTATGACGCATCTCCGCTGATTTCTGGTAGGCCCGCTTCCCCGGCCATCGTGCCACCTTCCTGTGCCACGGTCTTTTTCTTCTTGTTCACGTACTTGTTGTCGAACACGGTCGTGGTTATGGTCGGTGCCAGACCCGCACCCTGCTGGTTGTTCATGCGCACACAGGTCAGGGTCTGCAGGAACTGTCCCTGGTCGAACCTCGACTCCACCTTGACCACCTGGTAGACCCCATTAAAGAACAGGTTGTCCTCCTGGGTGGACATCTGGGCCGAGAACATGGTGCCCTTGCGTTCGTCCACGTCCGCTGGTAATCTGTACCTTATGTTTATGAGTGGCGTGTACCTGTCACCATTGAAACTGTCCGATCCCTGGTTGTCGAAGTCCTCGTCCACTCTACCCACCACCAGTGACGTGTTCCTGTCATTCAACCTCTTGAGGGTGGTGTACATGTCCTGGCAGATGTAGTGTGGATCTCCCAGTATGTCCAGTTCGACGCGCATCATGTCGGCCTCCGGGTTGGTCAGGTAGTCATAGAACTCCTGTTGCTTGAACGCCAACGGGCTGTCTGGGTTGGAGGTGCTACGACCCTTG